AGCAATATCGTCATGGCGAATTCGGCAGCCTGGGGAGCAGACACCGCGAATATGCCGCTTGGGACAATGATGATCTACTACAATCATACGGACGGTCGATTGTACTTCTACGTTAAGAGAACTGATTCCCAAACAATAAGACAGACTAACTTGTTATTGACATAGAGAAAGAAGGTTCCAATGACTTATACAGAGAGTTCCGCCTTGATGTCGAATATGGACTTTCAAGGCCGGGTCAAGGTGGCAGTATTGAAGTTCGCCAGTTCCATCATGGTAGAGGATGGCACTGTGCCTGCACATAATACGCGGGAACGGTGGGCAGTGAATGCCATGCAGAACCCGCAGATGGTGGCGTCCCAAATAACCCCTGGTGTCGTCATGGACCCCGCCGTGCAGCAGGACGGGGCCGCAGTGACAGACGCCGCATTGCAAGCCGCTACCGAGGCAGTCGTAAATAACTTATTGTAGTAATCACAGTTAGTAACTAACCAAGGAGAACAGGACAACCGTGCAGTCGATCAACCTACCCTATTACCAGCGTGTCATGATATGGAACATGCTGGGCAACTACCAAGCGCCCAATCTAAAGGAGGCCAGTGTCTATCTACGCATTATCGAGAAAGTGCGCCTCACTGACCAGGAACAGCTAGACAGCGAGTTCACCACTACTGGCCAGCAGTATGGGTGGCGTCTGCCCAGTGCCGACTTTGGGACCAAGGAGATATCACTCGAAGGGGAGGAGGCGAAGGCGCTGGCCACCAGCATCGAGGCCATGACGCCCGTGCGGGTTATAGATGCCGAGTGGTTATCAAACCTCGTCGCCGAGCTGAAAAACCCTATATCAGCATTGGAGTTAGTCACTAACTAGAGGCAAAACAGTAACGTTACAATACGCCGTCTCTCACTTTGCTGTTGACATCCCGTGTCAGTATCGTGTACTCTACAGCCTAGAGGAGTACCACACATGCCCAGCACGATGGACATGAACGAGCGCACCCTGTATCTCGGCCTCAAGCCCACCGGCACCAAGGCCGAGAAGTACAGCGCCGAGCGCAAAGAGGCCAAGCGTGCGTCTACGTCCAACGCCTCCAATGTTCGCATCACGGACAAGGAGAATCTTGCGACCAAGACCGAGAAGGTGCATGAGGCCCTAATGGAAGAGTCCCGCGCCAAAGCCAAGAAGCCAAAGTCTAAGGGCAATGGCGACATGGAGTCCTGCGGGGGCATGTACGAGTACTGCGAGATCGAGGCAATTACGCCAACTCACGTCGCCTACAAACAGGGGCCTGACCTTTACGGGAGAACATACATGTATGATGTTGGCACCGGAGAGGTTGAGCTAGGACCCAAAATGGTGGTTCATCAGGAACTCGTTTTTGGTAAGAACGCCTAGTTAGTGACTAACAAGATGCCGCATCCATCCTGTATCGTCTGCGGGGCCACAGTGAACAGACCCGCCAACAAAACCTGTTCCATCTCCTGTCGCATGATCGCCTTGGGGCGGGGTAACAGCCGTCCCAAGGTGGCCATGACCTGCGACCACTGTGCCAAACCCTTTCACGTCCAGCCCAGCCGCCTCACCCACCAGAATGTGCGGTACTGCTCCCGCCAATGCTTCGATGACGCCCGTGCCGCGTCTTATAGCACCACCTGTGCCAAGTGCGGACAGGCTAAAGGGCCGGGTGAGTGCCAGGATTGCCGCAGCAAGCGTAGGAGAGCCAACAACCGTACCCCGGACTCGCGGCGGCTGGTAATGATCGACAGCGCCAAGAAGCGTGACCTGCCATATCGCCTCACCCGCGAACAGTTCATGTCGTTCTGGCAGAAGCCCTGCACCTACTGCGGGGATGCCATCGAGACCGTTGGCCTGGACCGGATCGACAACGCCAAGGGTTACGTCATAGGTAATGTGACCCCGTGTTGTGGCACCTGCAACGCTATGAAATCAACTCAGTCCATGGATGAGTTCCTGGACCGTTGCCGCCGTATCGTCAAGCAGTTTACAGGGGTTGTATCATGTTGACATGGCGCTGAAGCTACGCAATAATAGACAGGGGAACGGGAACGCCACGGCCACTGCCGTCAACGGTATCGACCATACTGCCGACAGCATCCCTCCTGGGCAACCTGTTCCCTTTGGCCCCCCGTGGACCCGCCTTGTTGACGACTTCGCCGCCGCCTACCCCCCGACCAGCGACAACATCGACGAGTACATTGCCGCCGTAGCCATCCGCTTCGCCATCCCCGAGATCGAGCTATCCAATTACATCCGGTCCCGCATACGCAAGGGCCAACTTATTGCCCGGGCGACCATGGAACGGGCCATGTATGTTAAAGCCCAGGAGGCGGCGGCACTAGTAGGTGTACGCATTGCCAAGGCATTCGCAGTGATAGATGATGGGATGAACGCCGAGAGGGTAACCTATGATCGCGAGGGCAATGCCCACTTCACCCCGGATCACCGTACCCGCATTACGGCAGCGGCCAAACTCCTTGACACCCTAGGGGCAAATCACCCCAGCAAGGCCATTGTCGAGCATGAGATAGGCGATAAACTTGCCGCCCTGTCCACCGATGAACTGCGCCTACGTCTCGTAGAACTGGTGCAACAGGCAGGCGGTACGTTACGTGCCTCTGGGGTCAAAGGTATAATTGACGTTTCACCCCCAGTTAGTGACTAACCGCAATGGCCACCACTCCCCAATTCACCCCGCTCCCCAACTTAGCTAATGTCAAACTCGCCGCCGACATCGCGGAACTCACCGATGAGCTAATCTTCCGCGAGTCCAATATCAACACCCCAAAGTCGGCCATGTTCTGGCTCCGCAATGGTACCCGTACTGTTGATGAGCAGGACGCCAACAGTCGCAAGCCCTTCCCGCTCTCGCCCTACTTCGACTACATCGCCGCCGACATGATGGTGCGGCCACCCAAGGGTGAGTCACTCATCCATGCGACATACAAGTCTCGCACGTTGATGATGTCGTGGACCGCCGCCGGGTTAGCGGCTCATATGATGGCGACTCAACCCGACACCCGTGTCATTGTGCAATCCGCCGACCAGCCCCGCGCCGCCAAGATCATCGAGAAGATCAAGGTCCTGTTGATGAACAGCACTGACAGGCTAAAGGGTAAATGGCTTGGCGACCTGACCCTGGACCTGTTCAGCCAGTCCTATGCCGAATGCAACCTCCCCAACGGCTCCAGTGCCGCCGCCTTTGCCTCTGGCAGTGACAAGATCCGCTTCGAGCACGGCACCATCTACATCTTTGACGAAGCATCCCTGGAGGACGAGTTACTCGAATGTGTCACAAATGCTCTCGCCGCCAAGACCCCATATATCTGGCTAATAGCCACAGCGAAACCCGGCCCCCTGAACGAGATCTGGAAGGAATGCAAGCAGATCCCGTGGTCATACAACCCACTTCTACACCAGGACTCGTACTCCTACACTCACCTTTTCGACCATGGCAGTCTTGCACAAGTTGGACTATCTGGACTACTGGTACCCACCCCGGGGATGAGCAATGACGTCAGTGGGCCAATACCGGGGTTGACAAAGCACCTCTCGCCCCAAGGGTGGGTATTCATTCGCGTCCACTACAGTTGCGACCCCTCCATGCGGGACCCGGTGAAGTTGAAACGGGTTGCCAAGGTATTTGGTGGCATGGGATCGCCCATGTGGAAGCGCGAGATGGAGATTGATGCAGAGGCCCTCGGTGGCGCATTAGTTCACCCCAAATACAGTGAGGCCATCCATGTCATCCCCGATAAATCCATACCCGAGCACGGCTGTCTCTTTATGTCCATTGATCCTCATCCACGTACCGAGCACGCTGCCCTTTGGATGCTCGTTACTCGCGAGTACGACTTCTATTTCTATCGAGAGTCCTGGCCATCGAATGTTTATGGTACTGGTAGACGGCTCCGTGACGAGGATGAGTGTAACCGTTACACCGTGCGTACCTACGCCGAGTACATTGCATTCGTAGAGGGTAACGAGATAGTGGCCACCAACCCCGGTACCCCCTATGAAATGTACCAGTACACTCATCGCGATGGTGGCGAACGCATCGTATCTCGTCTTATGGACCAAGCAGGCAAGGGGTTTCGCATTAGTGGCGAGGGCACACCCGATCTCTTCATCTATGACGAGTACCGCAAGTATGGGATCTATTGCCAGGACCCGCGTAAGTCACATGCGGTTGGTAATGACAAGATCGACGAGCTACTGGAACCCAAACCCTGGCGTCATACTACTAGGCCCAGGTTATTTATCGCCGAATCCCTACTTGAGTTGCGTGCCGAGTTCCGTAATCACCGCTACGCCACGACATCGACGTCACTCGCCAAGGACCTCAACCAGCGTGTATCGCAGTTCCGTACCCACATGCTGGACAATACCCGGTATCTCCTTAGTGGTAACATATTCTACACCGAGATGATGGCATCGAACCGTTACCTCATCTCCAACCAGTTCTCCTCGCCGCAACAGCTAGTTAGTCACTAACAAGGAGTCGCCATGACCGAACAAGATCGCATCGACGTCGCCGGGGGCGGACCCTATGTCCCCAGTGGCAACGTAGACTTCTCCCAAGGTGACCACGATGACGACCGCGCCCGTAACATGGACGACCGTATTCATCGTAGTGAATCCTGGCTGGAGAACAACTTCTGGCCCGTATGGGA